CTTGTCTAATAGTAGTACCGCTCATCTCGCCAAAGCCTGTAATGTCGTAAGAAGTGTGTGGAGCAACGATCAAATAGCCATGTTTCATGTAGCCTTCCATCTTCATGCCTGGTTTGTACACTTGAAAGTAAGAAGGACTTCCGTCTTTCTTGTTTCCCATCTTAAATCTAGGATCTTCTTGCATATCTTTCTTTCCGACCATGAAAACCGCTGCTGTAGTTTCAGGATCAAACTTTTGAGTAATCTCTTGAGCTTGATATGGGTTTTTTACTTGAACTAGACTGCTTCCTACTCCGTATTTGTCTATGATTTGCTTCTTTTCTTTGAAACTAAGAGGACTTTTTGGCAAGTTTACTACGTCTGTGGTAGCAATGAAAGTTTTTCCTTTACCAAATTTTGATTCTAGCCATTTGAATGAATCAGCGTGGTGTCTACCAAATGGTTGAAACCTTCCTGGGTATATGGCGATGACTGTTTTGATCATGATAATAAATATCTACGCTGCTTGTTCTATTTTGGATCTGCCATTGACTTTGTTAATCTCAATATGATGATCTACCACGTCTCTCATAGAGTCAATATGGGATATGATCATGATAAACTTAAATTGTGTCTTAAGATAATCAAATAGCATGACCATTGAGCTCAGATTAGTTTGGTCAAGCGCTCCAAAGCCTTCGTCTATTGCCATAAAGTTGGGCCTAGGAAGAGTGGATACGTTGATAAGAGAGGTTCGGATAGCCAAACTTGCAACGAACTTCTCCATGCCTGAGGTAAGTTCAAGAGGCCAAAAGTTATTTTCGTCATAAGCGATGTATGCGTTTATATTTTTATCGTCAGCGTGTAATACTACTTGGAAATCTACCAATTGTGCTAAGATGTTGTTAATCTCCTCTTCTACTTGAGGAATAATGTTAGCAATCAGCTTGTGAGGAAGACCATCTCTGTGCACTGCTTGTAAATAGTACTGATAGTCCTTAAATTTAGTCTCTAGATCTTTTAATTTACTTATGCCTTGCTCGTACTTTGTTTTATTATTCTCTTCTAGCTTCTTGTTAGCAGTAATGTCCGATATCTCGTCGTTAACTTGTTCCAATTCTCTATTAATAGCTTTTGACTCTTCTTTTAATTTGGCTATTTTAGTGTTAACAGTCTGATTGTGAGTGATTGCCTCTTCTTGTTGATAGTAAGAAGCTATTTTTGTCTCTATATTAGTTAATAAAGTTTGTGCGTCTTGAAGTTTTTTTGTTAGCTTATTGTCTTCTGCTTCTTTCTTATTCTTTTTGGCTTCTAAATCTTGTAAATCTTTCTCGTACTTATCTTTTGCTTCTTTAATTTCTACAGCTGATGAACAATCTTTGATTCTTTTCTTCAAAGTCTCTGCTTGCTCTTCTAACTGTTTAACCGATTGCTCTTCTGCTTCTATGGAGTTCTTAGTTTCTATGGCGTCCTTAACAAATACGTTATCCATACAGAATTTACAGTTAGGATCATACTTAAGTTCTTTTAACTTCTCCATTTTCTTTAAGCTATTCTTCAAATTAGCATTGGCATTGCTCAATTCTAGCTGCTTATGTTGTAAAGCTTCAGTATCTAGCTTGTGACTGTTTAACTTGTGACTATAATCTTCTAAATTAATGTCTTTGATTAGCGTAGTTCCTACTTTTTTATTGTTAAGCTCTGCTATCTTTGATTCTATAAGACTTATTTGATCGTTATTTTCGCTTACAGAACAAGTAACTTTAGTAATGCCTGCTTCTATAGCAGATTTTTGGCCTTCCAACTCTTCGATGTCAACGCTATCTTCATCCACTTTAATCAATTCTTTAGTAGCAGTTAGTATCTCTTCACTCTTAGCGTCTCTTTTGCCTTCTACTTCCGATCTTTTGTCCTTTACTTGTTCAAGTTTGATCTCAAATGTGTCTACGTCGAACTCTGCTTTCTTCAATAGCTCGTGATACTCTTGTTTTTGGTACTCTTTCAAAAGAACAGAGACCTCCTTCATCTCATTATTAGCGAGATTGTACAAATCTTCGAACACATTAATGTCCAAGAATTGCGAAAGGAGGTCTTTGCGGTCCTTTTGATTCATATCAATGAAACCTGTATTGTTGTTTTGCATAGATAACGCAGTAAGAACAAAGTCTTCGTACGTACCCATAACATTTTGAATGCTTTTGTTAGTGTCGTTTCTCTCTTTACCGTTCAAAGAGACTTTACTTCCGTCTTGATCTACGTAGTAGAAGTCCACATTGACTTTTACGTTGCCTAGTTTTTGTTTTGATCCCTTTCTTTCAATAGTGTACTCTAACCCATTAAGTTCGAAGACCAATTTACACTGAAAAGAGTCTGAAGTGCTGTTCATTACTTGCGCAGACTTAGTAGTTCTCGAACATTTATCGAATATACAGTAAGCGATTGAGTCAAGTAGTGTAGATTTACCACTAGCATTAGGCGCAAAGATACCGTAAGTGCCTGTCATGTTAGAAAAGTCAATAAAGTTGCCTTTACCGTAGCTAAACATGTTTGAGAACTCAAATGTCTTAGGTAACCAGATAGAGTTTCTTGGAACTTCTGACTTGGGTAGTGCGTTATTGACTATCTTGTTGATCTCGCAAATGTCTTTGATCGATTGTTCGTCTAAATCGTACTTTTCTTTTAGGAAATCTACTAATAAACTGTTTTGATAGTCTATATCTCTTACATCGTGTACGTTTAGTTTCTTATTTTCGTTAGAAGAAGTAGTAAAATCTCTTATCTTCATCAAAGAAGTCTCTAATACGTTGTGTTCCTGCTTAATTTCTGCTACAATTCTTTTAATTTCTGATTGATCTGTGTTCCTATATTTGACTCTTAAGTAAAGATTCTTAGGTAGTTGTGGTAATGGCTGATAAACTCCAGTGTCTACTTCGATTGTATAGAAAGCGGTGTCATTTTCTATCTCAACGAACTCTGCAGACTTAGTTGCTACATCCCAAACGTATATGCCGTGTACTAAAGACTCAGCGTGGTTCTGTTGTACCAATGATCCTGGATAACCTATGGTCTTGGCTTCGTTTAAGAATTGTGTTTTATGTATATCGCCTAATAAAACTAAGTCAAAGCCTTCAAAATCTTCTACTTTTACATCGTTGTCGAAAAGACCGAAGCCGCTTTCTGTAACAGTGCCGCTAACTGGTCCGTGATACAAACATATCTTAAAGTCTTCTCCTTCGTTAGTGCATTTCGGATACTCGGTGTGACTGTCAAAAACCGACCAGTGATAGAAAGTAACGTTGTTGTTATAAATGTCTAGCACCTCTGTCTTCTTAAGGTAAGTTAGATTAGGATGGTTCAAAGCATTAACGATAGGAGTCAACGCATCCATTCTATGACCGTTGTTTAAGTTAGCATCGTGATTGCCAGGAATCAATAATACTCTTCCAATGTCTGCTAGACTTTTTAGGAAAGTTTGTACCTCTTCTACTAATTCAGGCGTAACGTCCGTCTTAGCGTGTACTATATCTCCAGTCAAACAGATTAGATCGTCTTGCGTAAAATTTTCTCTAATGTAGTTGTAAAGTTTCTCAAACACTCTTCTGTACTCGTCGTGTCTCTTAAAGTTCCTAATGTGAATATCACTTACTTGGAATATTTTTCTTATCATGGTTTAACCCATCATTTTTTTGAGAATGATCTCACCGAATGTTAACGGCTTTGCTTGTTGTAATAATTTTGTCATATTTTCGAAACCTAAATCAGATGGGTCTTTGCCATCTAATTCTATTAAATAGACTTCCTTACCCAAATTTATTAATTGCTCTGAGTAAGTCAATGCTTCCTTAAGAGCATCCTTGTCTAAAGCCAAATATACTGTTTTTACTTGACATTCCACAAGTTTTAACATCAGTGCCTTTGGAATACTTTTTCCAAATAGAGGAACTGCATTTCTTTTTATTGCTATTGCATCGAATATGCCTTCGCAAAGTATTACTGGAACTGACCAATTTATAAAGTACTCCATACCGACAATCTCTGTCTTCTGAATAGATGGAGCGTCGTACTTTTGATACGGATCCTTTTCGAAAGATCTAGCAATAAAGTAATTTACTTGTCCGTTTCTATCGTAAGAAGGAATAATAACACGGTTTCTGTATCTTCCAGTTTTACAATACCCGATGTTATACTTTCTTATGTCGTATTCATTGATGCCTCTATTTTTTAAGTAGACAGCCGCGTGACGATACTCCAAAGATTTGTCATTGTCAGTCATCGAAATAAATTCAGTAGGTAAGAATACGCGAGTAATTTCAGTGTCGTCAATCTTAGTACGATCGCTTTTAAAGTAGCTCTTCATCTCTACCATGCGCGCTTTATCAACGCCAAGTTTTTTAAATAGAGATACGGGAGTTTTGCCTTTTGTAGGCGGATGACATGTCCAGCAATTGTATTGACCGCTAGAAACGTTTACCACTAGCTTTGGCTTCTTGTGATTGCATATCGGACAATGAAACACATGATCTTTCTTGTTCTTGTCGGGCTTTCCCTTTCCAAGTACCGATTCCAAAAGTCCTAATACTAACTGTTCGTTCTCCATAAATCTAATATACAAAAAATATCTCTAATAAAAAAATTTAATCTTTGTTGAGCGCACTTAGAACTTAAGTTTTTTATTGTCCTACAAAATAATTATTTTTAAAACCTTCTATTACAGGGGGGAAAAACAACAGCAGACAAACATGGACTTATCAAAACTACTAAACATAGGGGAGAATAATAAAGAAGATCTAACAAAGGAGGAGATTCAAGCATTGTATGTATATCTAAGTATGCAATTTGAGAATATGAATGATCAACAAAAACTTTTGTGGATAGAAGCAATGAAATCATTAGACCCCGAATTTGACGATTATGAAAAAGATTAAACTAGAAGTATACCTTTTAGAAGGTTGTGATAAATGTAAAAAATTAAAGACAACTTTAGATCGTTTAAAAATCGAGTACGATGCTATTCCTTGCGAAGATTATCCTAATATGTGTGATAACATAGAAAACGTTACTGGAGTTGATATGTACCCAATGGTTAACATGAAAGGCAAGCTATTCTATATAGCTGAGAACTACTCGGATATAGGAAAAATAAAAATAATATCTGAAAATGTGACTACTGTAGGCATGTACTCGATAGATAATATTATAGATGCGATACAAAAAGATTAAATTAACAATATGAGATACAAAGAATTAATTACTAAAAAATTAGGTGAATTGGTAAACATGATAATGTACCAAAGTTCACAAATTTCCCAATTGCGTCCTCCACAAGAGTTAAAAGAGACTTTAGAAAAGATGCAAGAAAAAATAAATGAGATCCAACACTTAATCAACACTGAGCACGAATCTTAAATTAAAAAATAAAAGTTATGAAAAAACTAACAGAAGAACAAATTCTTGAGAACTTAGAGAAGTTTTATGGTTATATTACAAAGTATATTCCTACTGGAGACAGACAAAATAAGTTAATAGAATTCTATAAAGGCATAGAAGTAACATTAGCTATTAGTCCAGCATCTACTAAGCTTAGTCACCATAATTGTTTTGCAGGCGGTTATGTAGATCATGTTAATAGAGTTGTTGAAGCCTCTTTAGTACTAGATAAAGTATGGGAGCGCTTTGGTCAGAAGAAAACTTATACCATTGAAGAATTAGTATTCTCTGCAATTAATCACGACCTTGGTAAGTTGGGCACTAACGAGCAACCTTTCTATCTTCCTAATGATTCTGATTGGCATAGAGAAAAGCAAGGCGCTTACTTTAAGATAAACACTAGCATGACTCACATGAGAGTTGCCGATAGAAGTTTGTACTACTTACAGCAAGCAAATATTTCGGTTACTGAAAATGAATTCTTAGCAATCAAGTTACACGACGGCCTTTACGAAGAGGCAAACAAACCTTATTACATAACATACAGCTCTGACGTTGAATTAAAATGTAACTTACCTTACATTCTTCACCAAGCCGATTTAATGGCGAGCAGAGTTGAAACACAAATTTAATTAAAATGACAGGAATAATTGCACTAGTATTATGGTTCGTCACAATCTTTGGCGGCATAATGTACAATCTTTATAGAAAAAATAAAAGATTAGAAGAGATCGTACTTAATCAAAGCAGTTTCGTTAATGATACTTTAGCATTAACAGACGACTTTAACGGATTAGTAAACAAGATCGATATGACAATGTGGGTACAATCTGACCCAGAGTTATTACAACTTTTTGAAACCATAAAAGCAATCCAAGCTAGGGTTCAACAATTCACAGGAAGAAAATAAACCATGGCAGAAGATATACTAGCGGAACAGGAACCTGATATGGGTCTTACCATTAAAGGTACCCCTAGAATAAGAAAACCGAAAACAAAAAATGTTTACTTTACTTCAGAAACAGAAGAGGCGATTCTAAGATATAGAGCTGCGCCAAATCAAGCTGTAGCAAATCAAATTTATAACAAAGAGATTCACTACGCATTTTATAAATTAGCAGAAAATATTATTCATACTTTTAAATTCTATTACACAGAAGTAGATAATATAGAAGATCTTAAGTTCGAAGTTATATCTTTTCTTTTACAAAAATTGCACCTTTACGATCAATCAAAAGGTAAAGCGTATTCTTATTTTGGTACCATTGCTAAGAGATACTTGATTATCTATAATCAAAAGAATTACAAAAAAATGGTTTCCAAGATACAAGTAGAAGAGATTGACAATGCCAATAGCACTCACGAAACTTTAATACTTGAGCCAGAATCTTCTGATATTAATAGAGTCTCTGTAATAGATCAATTTATAAAGTACGTAGACGATAACTTAACTCAACTGTTTGACAAAGAAGGCGAGATTAGAGTTGCAGATGCTATTATAGAAGTCTTTAGAAAGAGAGAAAACATAGACATATTCAATAAAAAGGCTCTCTTTATATACATAAAAGAGATCACCGACTGCCAATCTAATACCATTACAAAGGTTATTAAGAAGCTCAAGACCATATACAAGGAGGTGCTGGACCACCATATTGAAAACGTAGACCAGTAATATTTATTTAAAAATCCTATGGAACTAGAAAAGGAAATCTTCCCTGGCAAGACTTTGGCGCAATTGGTGGAAGAGGTTTATAACAAACACAAGTCCCAAGATTCTACAATAAAGTCTGAAATACTACGTCTAGCTGATATGATTGATGGTCCTGGCGATGCTATAGTTCTTGTACCTATGATCAAAGGCTTGTTGGATTCCAGTCTTAAGAACGACGAGGTACTAATGAAAATACTTGGTGCTTTCCAAAAATCAGCTGACGCAAAAGACAAATCTGTAGAAGATGGAGGCCTTTTGTCAGAGAAAGACATTGAGCAATTAATGAGCGAAGTAACTTCAATGGCTCCTAAAAAACAATTACCTAGCGCATAATGAGTATATTCGGTAATAATTTTAAAGCCGATAAATCGGGTAAATTTGGCCAGTACTTCATAATTGGTCGAGTTAAATCCATAGTGCAAGGACCTTTTACAAGATCTATACAAGCTTTTATCACCCCTGATGGTCTTCCTTCGGTTAGAGACGTATTAGAACCTAACCCTGATTTTACTAGTTGGAAAGATGTTGGTAAAATAAGATACGAAATAATGTACTCTAATCTTTCTGAGTCAAAACTTAAAGAGGTTACCGAACCTGCATTTCCAATATTTAGCTTTATAAAACAGTATCCCTTATTAGGCGAGATTGTTTTGATTATGAGTGGACCATCTCCTAATTTAAACAACGACTTTAACGCTAAACAGCTTTTTTACTTTCCTCCTTATGCTTTGTGGAACGGCGTTAATCACAATGCTTTTCCTAATATGGAAGAGTATGGTCAATACATAAGCAAAGCAAGTTCAAGACCAGAGTTTCAAGGCAAAACAGATACTTTAGCTTTTAGATTGCCTTTGGGTAGAACTTTTATAGAGAACGAAAGAATAAAAAACTTAAGACCTTTCGAAGGCGATATCATACTTGAATCAAGATTTGGTCAATCAATAAGATTTGGAAGCACGGTAAAAGGATTAAGAGCTTTAAATTATTGGTCGGAAGTTGGAACCACAGGTGATCCTATAACTATTATTAGAAATGGTCAAGGTCAACCCATAGATTCAGATCCATTTGCAACAACTATAGAGGACATTAATAAAGACGACTCTTCCATCTACTTGACTTCTAATCAAAAAATAGTTTTAGAAGATGTTGTTAATTTTCCATTTAGATCTTATGGAAAAGGTTTATCAAAACAATCTCAAGTAATATTAGAAATAGAGCAAGCACCTACTTCTAACGATATTTTATCAGCACAACAACAAGATTCAACAGCAATAAGAAATACATAATGTACGTTCCAGAATTTCCATATAAAGGCAAACAAATAATTGTAAGTAGCGGTAGAGTTATTGTACACGCTAAATCGGATTCTGTATTTTTATTAGGTAAAAAGAATGTCGGTATATCTTCTGGTGGTGAAGTACACATAGACGCTAACGCAGAAGTTTATATAGACGCACCTAAAATTAGCTTGGGAAATAAGGTAACTCCAGATACTATGGTTGGATTAGAACCGGTTTTATTGGGTTATAAAACAAATCAAATCCTAATTAGATTGAGCGAAATGCTAACAGTATTAGGCGATAACCTTGGAAAAGTATCAGAATCAAATCTTCCGGCTTCTATGCAATTATTAGCATCAACAGGTCCTTTAGTAGCTAAAACTGCTAAATCAATTAATAACGAGGTAACTGGTGGAGGCACAAATCCTAGACAAGCGTTTAATCTTTCAAAAGTAGTATACACTAAATAATGGGAGATAATACAATAATAAAACCGATAACGCAGTTACCTCCTAGGACGGCTCCTGATGTGCGCCCTAAAACTGATTTTGAAAAACTTTCTGCAACAGATCAAGCCTCAATAAGTAAATTAACTTCTAATAGTAATATTCTTGAACAAGATAGCACAGCAGAACCTGGCATAGAGAAAGCTATTATAGTTGCAGGAAAAGCCATCAATGAAATACGAGCAAAGATGGACGATCTATTCTATGGTAAATTTGAAATTGCGGCAGCAGAAGAAACCGATGCTGTTAATCCAATGACGGGTTTTAAAGAGACTTTGGATAAAGGCATATTCTTTGTAATGGATAAATTACTAGAAGTTGATATGTGTAACATTCTAGAGTACGCATTAAATCAAATACCAGGTGGAAAAACATTCGATCCTAATGTAGATCCAGAAACCATAACTGATCCTTTAGCTAGGAAAAAATACGAAATACAATTAAAAGCTTATCAAGTACAAGTCCTAATAGATGACTTCTATTCTTTGTATGGAGACAATAATACTTCCAAAAAGAAAAGTGCTTTAGTAGGATTAATAAAGAAAGTAAGAACAATACTAGAAGAGGTTTTAGGAATTCCTCCACAACAAATACTTAGTCCAGAACAACAAATAGAGCAAGAGGCTTCAGGCTTATCCTTTCAAGATTCTTTACAAGGAAATGCTCAGGTTCAAGCAGCTAGAGATTTAGTAGGAACAGACGGACTAAGAGACGCCGAACTAGTTGCTGCGTTTCCTGAATTACAGTTGTTTTCCAATTTTATGGAAGACGTTTACAGAGTGTTTAATAGATACTCAGACGTTAGAAATTTTCCAAATCAAGACGTACAAAAAGCTTTAAGGAAAATAGATGATATTAGAACTATAGCAATATCCATACAAAATTTAACTACAGTTAGTGGAGCAATCAACCTAGCCGATAGATTTTTGGATGGTAGAATTTCTAAGTTCATTAAAACTATTTCTAGAATAATAGATCCAAAGAAAATTATTCCTTTCTTAAAAACTATTATAGATGTATGTAGAATAATCATAAGAATTGCAAATCAGATACTTAGGATTATTTCGTTCTTTAGTAATATTATATCTCTATTCTTATTACTAGTAAAAGTATTTTGGATTTTAAGAAAATTCTTTTTAGGTGTTCCTATTCCAAATGCGTTTACAACAGTCGGTGTAACTACTGTAGCTGCTGAAACTTTACAACAAATTATTAAAGAACAAGGATTTTTATTTTTCTTAAAAAGATTAAAACAAATAAATCAACTTTTACAAACTATCATAGGATTTTTAAGAAGTTTAGTTACTAAGCTATTTACATTAGTAGAAAAAATTAACGCTTTAATATTCAATATAGAGTCTTGCTACTCAGATCCTAGCGATTTATATGGTGATCCTTCAACACTACAAACAGAATTAGATCAATACGGTTTAGATCAATTAGCTGGAGGAGGCACAAACATTAATCCAAATAACAGATCAGGAGGAGCTGGAACTGGTAATAATGGAGGTAGAACGGCGGGTGGTAGTGGAGGAAATGCTAGCGGACTTAATAATTTACGTGGAAGAGGAAGCGAAGCTTCTAATACCAATATATCTGGTAGAGTTTTAGATTCTAATGCAGGAGGAAATGGATTTGGCGTAATTGGCGTAACTCCTGATGCTAGTGAATTAAACGCAAGAAGAAATGGCGCTTACGTAGATCCGGCTTTAATGAATGAATTTAAAGATGTGAGAGATCTTTTAAGAGATAGAGCTCTTAGACTTTTAGAGTTTTTAAATAATTACTTCGATAAAAAGAATACTAAAAATAATAAATTTGGACCTTACACTATAGAGATATTAACCGAAGAATCAGTAGATACCGAAATAAAATTAAGAAGACGATACGGTATAGCTATAGATGAAAAAGGAATATTAGCTACTCAATCAGAAGCTACTTATGCATCAGACGATAAAATAATTATTGCGGAAGTAAAAGCTAAATTACTTGCTTTAGGATTAGTTAATACTAATGCTCTTGGATATGCTCAAAAAGCTAACGTAATGCTAAATGGCTTAGGCGGTACTAATGCAAATGGAGGATCAGGAGCTTCTGGTCTTACGAGTGCTTTAATGACAGGACTTGGAGATTTGGCCGCTTCTAAACAAGGTCAAAATATAAATCAAAACGGAGGCACTTCTCAAACTTTAGGCTTGGGAGGAATCGCTTCTAATAATCAATCTTCAGCAATAAATCCTACTAGCGCTAATGGATCTCCTTTGAATATTCCAATATCTAATGCTAGCTTTGATGGAAGTGGAGCTGGATTAGACTCTATGGTTACAAACATTGGAGGAGACGATTATGGAAAGAGTTTGGATTCTTTCTTATCTGAAGATGCGAGAAGAAGACAATCCAATTTAGAAGGTCAAAAGGCAGAATCAGGCGGAAATCAACCAAATTTAGGTTTCTCTGGCTTTTCTGCTAACGATATTTCAGTGATGGAAGAGTCTATGAACTTCTTAACGAACGAAGATCTTAGCATAGACGATATAGAATTTATGGAATTTGATACCGGTGACGATGATCCTGATAGTGAAGACGACGATCCACCAACAGGTTTAGGCATCAATGGATTCATTAATAGCATTAAGGGTGGTAAGAAATTAAGAAAGAGAATGAGAAAGATGATGGCCAAAGCCTCTTCTGATCTTTCAAGTAATCTAAAGCAAACAGATCCATCTGGAAAATATTCAGGTAAATTAGCCAATAAGCAAGCAAATAAAGAAGCAATCGCTGAAAAGAAAAATAAAATATCTGACTTAAAAGATCAAATTTCCACTTGGAAAAAAGAAAGAGCTGCAGCATTACTTTTAGGTCCTATAGCTTTTGCGGCGGCTAAGAAGCTTTTAGATCCTAAGATAAAAAAGAACGAAGAAGAAATCAAAAAATTAGAAGCTGAAATAAAACAATTAGAGGGAGGTCAATCAGTAGACAATACAAACCAAAAGGCTCAAACTTCTACTTCTGCTACAGGAGGCGGAGCAGCAAGCTCTAATGGAACTCCTGTATCTTATGCTGGTGGTGGAGGATCTTATTACTCTGGACAAGGCAAATCTGACTCTACGCAAAACATTCGATAAAAAGGAATATTATAAAATCAATATTTATAGGATATGGCAAAAAGTAACCAATTAGAATTACTAAAGAAATTGATCAGGGAAGAGGTCGTAAATGCGATCCGTCAAGAAATGCCTGCCATTTTAAAGGAGATTCAATCCTCAAGCACTCCTAAAGAGGTTATAAAAGAATCAAAGAAACCTAAAATGGCTATACCAGGCACACTAAACACGCAACCAGTGCGCCCTACACCTAACTTCTCAGGCAATCCTTTGGCAAATATGTTAAATGAGACTGCTATGACAATGGGTGATATGGACGATATGTCTTTTAATACTTCAGACATAGGACCTGATTCAATAGGAATAGATCCAACTAGCTTTTTTCAACCAAAGCAAGTTGCTGTAGGAGACGTTAACGGCATGTTGGCAACAGCACGACCAAGTTCTGATCCAAGTATGGTACAAATAAACGAAGTCCCTGACTTTTCGGCGTTAATGAGTAAATTAAAAGCTAAAGGCGCAATCTAATGGCATACAACGCTAGAAAAATATCGCCCCTTGATTTGCGCCCTTCTACAGGAGTAGGCGTTAGTATTCCTTTTTCTACCTCTAACGTTTTCAATACCGTGTATAGCACTAAGGATCAGACTAAATATAACTTGATTAACTTCTTGCTAACTGATCCTAGAGAAAGACCTTTTAGTCCTAATTTTGGAGCAGGTTTAAGATCGTTCTTATTCGAGCAGCTGGAAACAAATACTACAGATGATCTAAGAACTATGCTAATCAGTCAAATAGAAAATAACTTTCCGAACGTTAACATAGTTAGTTTGGTAGTTAGTTCAGACGTTAACATAGGAGCTATTAATATAGAATTTAGTTATAATATTAGAAATACAAAAGAGTCAGACGAAGTGTTATTGACCATACAAAACGTATAAAGATGCCAAACAGTACAGATGTAAAATATCTCAATAAAGATTTTAGTTCGTTCAAATCGGACTTAATAGAATATGCTAAATCGTATTATCCTACGGTGTACAACGATTTTACTCAAGCTTCGCCAGGTTCTATGTTTATAGAAATGGCCGCTTATGTTGGAGACGTTTTATCTTTCTATTTGGACAATCAATTACAAGAAACTTTTTTACAATACGCAAAGCAAAAGGGCAATTTGTACTCTATGGCATACATGTTAGGCTATAGACCAAAGACCACCTCTGCTGCAGTTGTTGATCTTCAAGTTTATCAACAGGTTCCTTCAGCTAATGAAGCCGGTATTTTTGTTCCTGATTTTACTTACGCTCTTACCATTGCAGATGGAATGCAAATAAGATCTAACGTAGATACTTCTAATTTCTTTTATATTCCAAATAAAGTAGACTTTACTACTTCTTCTTCTTTAGATCCTACTACAGTTTCTACTTATACAGTGGATTCTTTCGGAGTTCCTACAAGTTTCTTATTACAAAAAACTACTCAAGCAATATCAGGTCAAGTTAAAACACAAGAATTTAACTTTGGATCGGCTGAAAGATTCGTTACTGTAAATTTACAAGACACTGATATCATTACTATTTTAAAAGT